ATGAAACGCTATCCGCTGGAGGACTTCCTTGCACGGCTGGGGCATCATCCCGTGCAAAGACGTGCCAACGCCATCTGGTACAGGTCGCCGTACCGGGAGGAACACACGCCTTCCTTCAAGGTAAACCCGGAAAAGAACCTCTGGTTTGATTTTGGCGAGGGCAAGGGCGGTAACATCTTCGCCCTTGCGGGGGAGTTCATCCAAAGCGGCGACTTCCTCACACAGGCGAGGTATGTGGCGGAGGTGGCGGACATGCCGTTGCAGGACTATGAGCAACGCCGCACCCCCGAAGTGCGGCAACCAGCCGGACACAGCTTCGAGGACGTGGAAGTGCTGCCCTTGCAGAGCCGGGCGTTACTCCATTACCTGCAAGAAAGGGGCATACCGTCCGCCATAGCCATCGCGAACTGCAAGGAGATGCGCTACTCCACGCACGGGAAACGGTATTTCGCCGTGGCTTTCGGCAACTGCGGTGGCGGCTACGAGATACGCAACCCGTTCTTCAAGGGCTGTGTGCCGCCAAAGGACGTCACCCTGCTGCCGTCAGGCTCTGCCGTTTGCAACGTGTACGAGGGCTTTGTGGACTACCTTTCCGCCCGTGCATTAGGCATCGGCGGCGGGGAGGACCACCTTGTCCTCAACTCGGTGTCCAATGTGGCGAGGGCGTACCGGCATCTGGACGGCTACGGAACGGTGCGGTGCCACCTTGACAACGACGAAGCCGGGCGGCGGACATTGGAAGCCCTGCGCACACGTTACGGCGAAAGGGTGTCGGACTGCTCCGGCATCTACGGCGGATGCAAGGACTTGAACGAGTATCTGCAAAGCCGTCTGAAACAAAACGAGAAGAACAACAAGAACATCAAACTTAAAATGTAACGGTTATGAACATGAACAAATTAAACAATACACGGAAAGTGAAAAGAAACATAGTAAAATCATTGGCAACCCTTTGTCTGGGGCTGCTCTCTGTATGCTTCACCGCCTGCGATGACGATTTGGACGTGACGCAAGCCTATCCGTTCACGGTGGAAGCCATGCCCGTGCCGAAGGAACTGGCGCAGGGCGAGACGGCGGAAATCCGTTGCGAACTGGTACGCGAGGGCGAGTTTGACGGGGCGGTCTATACCATCCGCTATTTCCAATACGACGGGGAGGGCACGTTGAAGCTGGATAACGGCTTGGTGTTGCAGCCCAACGACCGCTACCTGCTGGAGAACGAAAAATTCCGCCTATATTACACCTCGGAGTGCGACGAGTCGCAAAGCCTGACCATCACGGTGGAGGACAATTTCGGCAATGCCTGCGAGTGGGAATTGGAGTTCAACAACGACTCGGACGCGGAAACGGAGGGAGGCGTCGCTGTGTCTGACACCTTGAACGCCAGCCGATGATGCGCAAGGCGTTGCTCCTGCTGCTGGCGGCTGCCCTCTGTGGCAGCCTGCCGGCACAAGACACGGACAGCATGGCGGAACTGCTGGCATCGTTTAACAATCATCCCAAGGCTGACATCGCCGTTGAACTGATAAAAAAGTACGAGGGACTGCACGACCGTTCCGATTACCCCTACTACGGCTACGGGCATCGCAGGTTGCCCAACGAAAACCTTTCCTATGACATGACGGAGGCGGAAGCCGAAGCCCTGCTCCGCAAGGATTTGGCGGTGCGCTACAAGCTGTTCCGCAAATTTGGTAAAGATGCCTTGCTTCTTACCGTATTAAGTTTCAATGTGGGTCAAGGGGTATTGCTTGGTCACGGCGGACACCCGAAAAGCAAACTCATCCGCAAGCTGGAAGCCGGGAATCGAGACATTTACCGTGAATATATCGCTTACTGCCGGTACAAAGGAAAGCAGCACGCCATGCTATTCAATCGAAGAAAAACAGAATTTGCGTTGCTATATATTCCGTGATATGATTAAAATTCCTTGCGGTAAATAATTTCGCAAGGAATTTTTGCTTCCAATACAAATAAACATATTATCTTTACAAATAAATTTTCGAAAAATGAAAGAGCCGAAAGAAATCTATTATTTACCTGTAGAACAGTTATCTGATGATGTTATTCAATATATTGAAAAAGTTTTTGAGTTATTAGATGCTGTAAAAAATGATTGCAATAGCAATAATTTTTCTCGCCGATTTACTTTCATAAGAGATGAGAAAGCTATTAGTGATGTTGCGGAAATTAAAAAAGATAATAATAAATTAAATCATATATATATCAACGAAAATTTCTGTCAGTATTTATGGTCTGTTTGTGTCTATCTTATCGCATATTTTGAAAATGTTATACATATCCCTATGATGGATGCTGTTGGTATTAATAAAAATGGATATAAGCCCAATATGATAGATGTAGAATATGGCAATGATTGTTTTTTCAGAGGACGGCAATTATTACATAACTTTAATAGAGATGCATATTGGGTTACTCCAAATATCTGTAATCCGCAGCAATTTGAAAATATTATAAGCCATGCGAATGATGTCTATTGTGCTGCAATAGCATTTATATATGCTCACGAGTTTTCACATAATTATTTGGGGCATACACAAATACAGCAAACGCTTTCTCGTTCAATAAATGATGAAATTGCAGCAGATGATATGGCAATTAGCTTTATTCAAACTGAATATAACTCTGCATGGGGAAGAACCTATAAGGCAGGAATTGCAACTACATTAGCAGCCCTTTTATTAATGGGAGAGGATTCTATTTCTGGTGGTGGAACCCATCCAGATATGGATGTTCGAATAGAAAATTTGGTTACTAAACTGGAATTGCACGAAATGGATCTTCTTTGGGGCTATTTAGGGGTTGCTTTAAGATTATGGCTTCTTGTTTTTGATGGCTTATCCATCAAAGAGGATATGCAGCAACCGGGGTTTGGTTCATACAAAGAGATATATTTATATTATATAGAAAAATTAAAGATTGTCAGGCAACAACGTTATCCTACAATTATCAAACCAGACTGGGATATATAATTAATGACTTCATTGGATTTTTCCATCTTATCGAAGATGGGGGCAACGGTTTCTTTGCTACTTTCTTATCCGCCGACCTGCTCATGAAAGAAAGTAGCGGGCGGCAAGCCTGCCGCCCGATTTTACCGCTTTATCCTTTGCAGCACACGCTCAAGTGTGCGCTCGGCAATGGGGCGTGTGTCCTTGTTCCAAAGGTTATACCCGTGTACGGATATTCCCACGCTCCGCAAATCTCGGATATAACCGGACGCTTCATCTTGCGTGGGCAGGTAAACGAACTGCACCCATGCGTCCCTGCCGTCTGTCAGTATGAAATAGTATTTCATTTCGCTTGTTTTTTCAGTTGTTACGAATGGAGTGTGGGCGGTGTTTCCACCGCCACGCACTCAAAATTCCTTTATGTCGGCGATAGCCGTGCAGCGTGTGAGCCATTCCTTTACGCAGGGCATGTTGTATTCGGAAGTGATGACTGCCGTATGCCCGTTTATCTGCGTAAACCTCGTACTTTCATAGTCCTCCACCCATCCTTTGAGGCTGTCCGTTCCCCATGCGTCCGCATCGGCGAACATATTGTCCAAAACCTTGATAGGGTCGCTGAACGTCACTATCAGCGTTTCATATCCTGCGCTCATCGTCTGCCCTCCTTCGCTTTAATCCATTCGTCACGCAACCGCCTGCACTCGTCCAATGTGGGTTTCACGCAGGAGAACAGTTCTCCCGTTGTGGTGTCCCGATAGTCATATTGGTACATCGTGCGGACTTTGCGCCCGATTTTCAGTTGGAATTTCTCGTATTTCTCACCTGCCGTGCAGGTGCTTACTCCGTTAATAGTCATTCTTGTTGTCATAGCCTTATCAATTAAAATTCAACAATCAGTAATCTGTTCTCCAAACATTGGTCGGGGTCGGATGCCTTTTTCTGTGTCACCCACAGATGGTGTGCGCCATACCCGAATGCGAAAAGGGCGTTGAAAAGTTTCTTTCGGGCGAACACCTCCATTACCCCCCTTACATCCTGCTCGTCCTTTGTCAGTACAAGCGTGTTCAACAATTCGATGAACATTTCAGGCAGTTTCTCGTGCCACCCGAAAATCATGTTTTCTATTCTCACTTCCATATCAATAAGTATTAAGTTGTTAAACGATTACGCTGCTTCTTTCATCCGTTTCCGTATCTGCTCGGCATTGTCCTCCACCAATTTGATGATGCGGTCGTGGTATTCGGTGTTGGAGTTGCATACGCCACGGCTCTGCACCACTTTTAATGTCCGCAAGTCCACCTCCACTGTCTCGATGCGTCGCTCGTCTATCCGTGCGGAAAGTATCAGGGAGTTCTCATTGTTGTAGTAGGCGTTGGCATAGACGCAATGGTGCATGGCTTTCCCCTCCTCGTAGAACTCGTCCACGCTTTGCAGCACCTTGACGATGATTAGACCGTCCGTCAGTACAAGGTTGAGGAATGCGGCTTTCTTTCGGATATACTCGTCTTTCTCTTTCGCCATTTCTTCCAGACGCTTCCGCTCACGCTCCAACCGCTCGGCTTCCCACTCCCTGTGTTGCTGCTGCCGTTCACGCTCCAATTGGACTTGCCGTTTCCCCATATACAGGTCGTGAGCCGCCTTGAAATCGGGCGGGCATATGAAACGGGGGTTGCGCAAATCTTTTCCCAATCTCTCTAAGAGATATACGAGGTCGCACCACAATGAGATGTCGGTTATGGCATATTTATTCCGCATGGCTATCTTGTACGAGTTCCAACATCTGTCAAGTACCTGCGGACGGGAGAGGAAATAGCGCAAGTGTTCGATGTTGCCCGACTTCAGCAATGTTTCCGCACGGCTGTCCGAAAGGATAGCCTTGAAGAAGTCGTAAGGCAGTATGCCGTGCAGGTTGCCGTCAAAGCCATTTCGCTTAATTTCGGGGATAATCCGTCGGCGTGGATAGGTGCATATCGGGTCAATGTCATACACCTTATGCTGGTTGTTCCTGCGGATTTCCATCGGGCTGTCCTCGTTCCACAAGTCGTAGTAGAGAAGTGAAAAGCCACGCAACCTTGCCACTGTCTCGGACTTGCCGTCAGGAGCAATCCACCGCTGTGCCACCTCAAAGATGGAATACTCCGCCTTTTGCCCGACTTTCTGACGGCTCCTGACGAAAAAGAAACGTATTACCTGGTAGCCTTTGCAGGTGGTGATGATGGAGAAATACTCGTTGTCCACGAACACCCTCTTTCGGGTGTCCGTGATTTCCAATGCCGTGCCGCAGTTCGGGCAGGTGCATCCGCAAAGCGTGTCGGCAAGGCTGTGTCCGCTTTTCCATGCGTGTCCGCACTCCGTGCAGGTAATGACGCCTTTTGCAGTCCGCCTGCCGTAGTGCTTGAAACAATGGTGGAAAGCGTAGGTTCTCTGTGCGTTTGTCAGTTCGGGCAGGGTTGCGCTCAGACGGATGACTTCTTTCTGTATGGGTGTCTTGGGTTTCATAGGTTCAGAATAATGAAAGTTCAACTTGTTGTGCGTTTGTCTTTTGGTTCGCCTTAGCCTTGTTCCGGTTTTGCATCTTGCGCAGTTCCTCGTCTTGGTATTGGCGGATGGCTCTCTGCCTTGCTTCCGCCTTTTCCTCGTCCGTCAGTTCAACTCCGCATACCATGACTTGGCACGGGATTGGTTTGCCGATGTCGATGTCGTCCTCGTCAAAATAGTGTACCGCTTGCGACAAGACTTCCCCTGCGGTAACGCCTATGCCGTTGCCTCCATTGCATTGGCTTTTCGCCCAATGCAACAAATAGGTGATGCAATCGTCCATGTTCTTGTTCGGCTTGCTGTAACTTGCTGCAAACAGCTTGTCCTCCGCCGCACGGCTGTCCAAATAGGCTTGGATGGTCCGCTTGAAATGGTCTGTTCCGTTCATATCTGTATGTATTTTAGTTATTTGAAAAATTCTCCGTTGGATAAAAACTCGTATTCGTTGGCTTCGCAATCACGCTCAAAGGCTTCCTCGTTGCTAGCATATTCCACATCATCCCTGCAAAAGCGGAAAAAGCTGTCGATGCAGTCATTCATCAAGTCATACAAGTTCGTATGCTTGTCGGGGACTTTCAGAAAGTCGTATATGGGTTTCAGTATGTCCATGTCCGCACAATAACCCGTCAGCACACAATCATTGGTTACGGATATCCGACTTCTGCGCTGTTTGTGGAAGTCCTTTTTGTGCCAATAGGTCTTGGGCTTGAAAAGGTTGTGCCAATAGTTGTTCACGATGAATTTCAGCAACCGCACACCGCACAGTTCTTCCTCTTCCCCGCTGTAATTTGAGATGAATTGGAAATTATAGGTACAGGCATCATAATTCCACCTGCTTACCTTTACCTTGAAAATCTCCTCAAAGGCTTTCAACGTTGCCCTGTTGTCGGATGCGTCATATTCAAAGCCTTTCAACCACTTCCAATAGGCGTTCTCTTTCGCCTTGTCCGAAAGCTCGTCCACCTTGTAAACTTCGTATTTCCTCGTTTCCGTTCTCATAACTTTGCTCTATTGTTCGTCCAACATATTGTGATAAAACAACTCGTCATCCCGTCCGTAGATTTCCATCGTAGGGTTGTTGTCGTTTTCCGCAGGGGACAGTCCTTCCACCGTTTCGGGGTTCAATTCGTAGTCGCAATAGATGACGTTCTCGTCCATACCGATATGGCTGTTCACGTCTTTATCTTCCCATGAAAGAATGATGGATTTGGCTTCTTCATAGCTGTTCGCTTTGATGGAGAAGCGGGTACGTTCCCAGCAAGTTACCTTGCAATCCATATAAAAGTCAAAAGTTTCCATTGTCTGTAATTTAAGATGGTTATACGGTTTTCTGTAAAATCTCTATGTGGTATTGGGGCGGGCATTCCAAGATGAGAAAGGCGATGAAGTCCTTTCTTGCCTCCTTGTTCAACTCGTGGTACAACCTCCTGAATGAGGAAAAGTTACCGTTGATGCACACCTCTACCATATACTCGAAGATGTTGTCCACCTCGTAATACCTGCATTGTTGTGCCACTGTCTTGCTGTGTCTTTTCGCCATATCCGTATGAATTAAAGGGTTAATAACCAAATGAAAATTCCGATAGCTGCCACTACTGAAAGCAGGGCGGTGAGGATGCCGAACATGAAGTTCAACATACCCAGCAGGATTTCCCCTGCGATGCCCACCGCCAAACCTCCTGCGCAAAGGGTAATGCCCCATGCTGCTCTCACCATTGCGGACAATACGCTCCGCATAGCCTTTCCGATGTCGTTCAATGTCATTCTCATATCTTCCAATTTTTAGATTGTTGTTACTTGTCTTGCTCGGATGGGGAGGTCGGGTCGAGTCCTTTTTCTTTTCGCCTCTCCGTATGTCCGATGTCTCCTTGTGACGTCTTCCGACCGCGCACCGGTCGTTTTCGTTTCAGGGGAAAAAGCAAAGGTCAGGGGAGTAGGTTCAGCAAATTTTTTCGACAGAATACTACCTGAGCCTGCGAAGTGTGGAGATTGTGGCTAAAAAATTTGTGTTCCTAATCCCGTCTTTACCTTTGCCCCTGCAACGAAAATGACCACTGATGCCGTCTGGAATGGCGGCATGGGGACATTGGCATACACTTGGAGAGACGGAAAGGAAAAGGGGGAAGTATGTGAAATGGCGCAACGCGCCACAGGAAAATCGAAAGGGCGGCGCAACTGACAAGGGAAAGCCTCGCTTTCCTGCCGCCGTGACGGAAGTCCCGTGACCGTCATTGTCATGCGGGCATGGCTTGCGGTCGCGGGTGTTCCTCCGGCGGCATCTGTCTGAAAATGGTCTTGCCTGCCATTGCTCCGATTGGCAACGGCAGGGCAAGACGGTTGGAAGACAGGCCACACATGACAGCCGGGAATAGTCGCAGGAGCAGATTCACGCTTGCCGTGTCCTGCATCCGGCGGCATTTCCGGCTGACAACGGAAACGAAAAAAGAAAAACGAATAAGACGGTCTTGGCCGTTCAGCACAAGCACATAAAAGAAGTGTCCGCGACGATGGCAGTGTCACTGGTGACATTGTGGTCGTCGTGGGCTTTTCTTTGCTTGTGCTGCTTCTGAAATGGGCTTGCGCACATCAAGCCGGAAGCCGTTTTCAGAACAGGAAAAATGATGGAGGATAAAATTTGCGGGCGAAATAAAATTGCGGGAAATTTTGCAAAGACGGGGACTGTTTTGTACCTTTGCAAAAAGTAAGGACGTTCTTTCGCTTGATGCAAAATGAGGCAGATTATAGAAGTTCGCTGGTTTCTAAACCGTTAACAAGTCTGTTTTGTTTCTCTGTTAATTATCTCATAGCTTGAAAGATACAATTTTTATTGTGTCTTCCGACATGATAGGTTAAATTCCGTTCTATACCGCATAATCTGGCTACCTCTTTCAGATTGGTGCATATACAAGAAAGATTTATCATGTTAAAAATCTTATCCGTTTTTCTTTCGTCCCTGTACTTCTCTATAATCATCAAAGGGATGCTTAACAGTTTGATGCTGCATACCGTCCCCGTCTTTTGGCGTGGTATCTTTATCCATGTGCTGCCGTCCTGCTCCGTTATCAGGTTATCTACCGACAAGGCGCACATATCCGCATAAGACAGACCCGTAAAAGACGAAAAAACAAACCAGTCCCTTGTACGGTAATATCTTTTGGTCGCTATCGGAGTGGTGAGTAACTTTTGAAACTCCTCTTCCGTCAGATGCCTGTATTTTTTCAAAGGCTGTTCCGCTACATAGTTCATAAACGGGTTACGTCTTAACGTCCCCTGATTGATGGCACGTGTGATTATCTTTTTCAATGCAATCATATGTCCTAAAACGGTGCTTGCCTGCATCCGTTTTTCTACCCTCAAATAGAAATCGAAATCATTTATAAACTTATGTGTCAAACTGATTAACGGCATGTCTTCCGAATTATATTTCATGCGTATAAAGTTTGAAAGGTGCTTGTACGTCAGTAAATAGGAATAATAAGTATCATAAACACGGTTTACGCCTATACGCTTTTCAAATTCAGTGTTGTGTTCCTGAAATAGCTGTAACAGGTTGGATGCCTTTTCACCTATACCGTTCAGGGCGTTCTTTATCCTTTCGGCTGTTACATACCCCTCGGTTTCAACTATTCGGGAATAATGGGCTTTTACCTGTTGTTCCAAACGGTCAAGCGTCCGGTTTATCTCCGTGAGTTCCTTTCTTTCTTTTTTCGCCCGTCCTTTCTTTGCGTCCCAATCAGGGGAAGAAAGATTGATTTTCGTGCTGAACTGTACGGAGTTCGCATCTACCGTTATACGTCCCACTACCGGACAAGTACCGTCTTTTCTACGTTTGGACGTATTGAGATAAAACAAGACGGCAAAGGTGCTTCTTTTGGCTTTTGTATTCTTTTCCATATTGACAGTTATTTAGAATGATGTATTTATTGCTCCACACCAACCAACCGGAATTTATCCTTTATCCGTTCTTCCAGTTTGTCGGTGTCCTCTGATATTTTGTTATTGCTGATTTTGGCGTAAATCTGTGTAGAACGCAAGTCCCGATGTCCTAACATACGGCTGACTGTTTCTATCGGTACTCCTTGTGACAGGCAAATTTCCGAAGCATATGTATGTCTTGCGGCATGGAAGATGAGTTTTCGTTTCAGTCCGCACAACCGGGCGATAACTTTCAGGTTCTTGTTCAATCTGCCGCAACTCTGCATGGGTAACAGTTTACCGTCAGGGGCTAATCCCTTGTATTTTTCAAGGATTTGCAGGGGAATTTCCATCAGGGGGATTTCACAAGGCGTTCCGGTTTTCTGCCGGGTGGTTTCTATCCATAGCACGCCATCGGAAGCCCTGACGATATTCTTTTCTGTAAGGTTGCAAATATCCCTGTACGCCAATCCGGTGAAAACAGAAAATAAAAACATGTCACGGGTCAAGTATCTGCATGGATGGTCTAACGGTGTGGTTATAATTTTATGCAGTTCCTCACGTGTCAGATATTTCTGTTCGGCTTTCGGTCTTTCAGGTGAATAACCGTCAAACGGGTCACGGGTTATAATTCCCTCACCAATGGCAAGTTTTATCATTTTACGCAAATGGCGCATGATGCCTAATATGGTGTTTGGTTTTAATTTCAGTTCCACACGTAAATAAAAGTCGTATTTCTCTATGAAAGAGAAATCAAGTTGTGTGAATGGAATATCCGACAGCTTGCATTTCAGGGACATAAACCGTTTAAGATGGTTCAGGGAATTTTCATACTGTACCTGTGTGGATAACTCACGGTTCACGCCTACACGTTTCTTAAAATCTTCATTATGGCGTGCGAAGTACCTGATTAGTGTTTCCTGCCGGGATGCGATGCCTTGAAATGCGTTCTTTACCTCGCTTGCGGTGACTGTGTTCTTTGTTTCCTGTAACTTGCGGTAACTGGTGTTTACCGCTACATTGATTTTATCCAGTGTGGCGTTTACTTCCGATGCGTGTTTGCTCTTGCCTGTTACCCTGCCTGAAACAATATCCCAAAGGGATGCTTTAGCGGTAACTTTTGCACTAAACTGCGCAACATCTTTTCCGATAGTGATTTTTCCTATAACGGGACATTCACCGTTTTTCTTTTCATCGGTCTTTCTTAAATAGAAATGCACTTTCAAACCTGTTTTCATTGTCTCTGTTTTTTTAGTTGATAAAATTACTTCCAACAGAGTTATTTGAAATGATGCAATACGCTGACAAACAAACCTTTCAAAGGTCTAATGAAGACAGCGAAAAGAGAAAAACAAGCCGATTTGCAGAAGTCCGTCCTAATTCCTTGTTTTTCTGCCTGTTGCCGACCTCTAAAAAGGGTAACGGATAAGCAACGGAACTACTGCCTGAATACGCTCTTTTTTTCTTTTTCAAGGGAAGACAGCTAACGACTACATACGACAAACATACATGATTATCTGCGCTTTACGTCTTATTGCTAATAATTACCTTTTCTGTATATACTTTCGCCACTATTTATCTCCGGAAAACAAAAGACTTATCCAGCCTGCAAAAATTGCTTGGACATAGCAATATCCGGGAAACGATGATTTATGCGCACGTCATGGATGAGAGCAAGCGGGAAGGCATGCAATGTTTCAATAGCTTCACCCTATAATAGGGGCCAAAAGCCGTACAATCGTGCGGATGATTCATAATGTTTTATTTATCAAATAAATGCGGCTGCACCGATTTGTACAAGTTCGTACAAAATGAGGTGCAGCCGCACGAATTTATGCTCTCTCGTACATCACCCAGTAGGGTTGTCCTGCCAAATATTCTACATGGTACCCGGCATCAGCCAGTTGTTTGGCCAGCGCCATCGGAGCGACATCGACAATGTTCGACAGCTCATATACCAGTTCAGCGGTGGTCTTGTAAGATTTCTGTGAAGTGGTACCGATGGGTGAATAGTTCTGGCCGATGAAGTTTGCTATGGCTTTCTGCCGCTCGGCTTGTTGCTTCTCCAATTCGTCTCGTTTGTCCGGTTCTTCGTCGTTTTGATAAGAACGGAATCCTATAGGCTTTTTCATTGGGCACCTCCTTTCTGATTAGGGATAAGGCCTAAAAATTCGGTACGGGCATTATGTAATGTTGCTAAAACATCCAAAAATGTTTTTGAATTGTCATAGAAATAACCACTGTATTCAAGAAGAAAGCCGATACTATCATCCAACAATTCTGCAAGAGATGCTGCTCGATTATTTTGCAATTTCAATAAGCAATTAGATATGGAATCGTTGAGTACAATTCCATTAACGGTAGTATTATCCATTCTCACCTCCTTTCTGTTCCAGCATATTCGCCTTCTCACTGAATTGATAAATGGAACGTACCTTGCAAATATCGAGAAAGAATACCGTGTCCGGGCATCCACCACTTATGACATGTGCCTCGATGCGTATAGTACAGTCACGTCCCAAAGGAGTAGCAGTACATTTCATACGTTTCATCTTGGGGTGTTCAGCATTAATGCGGTTGACCGTATCGCCTATTTCATGCTTGAGTGCATCCAGGGAAAGTTCATCCTTGATAAGAACGTTTTTATACTTCTCTACATAATCAATAACCTTTTTCCATGCCCGGTTCTTGGGGGAATAGGTCTGCAGATGGTAAACAAAGAACATCATGCTTTGCCTCCTTTCTCATTAAAGGTGATGTTGACTGTCCCACCATTGACATAGATGGAGATGGATTTGTCGCTACGTGCTGCACGGATACGTTTACGTCCGGCGCACAGTTCAATACCCAACTGGGCAAACAGTTCTTGAACCTTCTCTGCGGATACATAGCGTCCGCGGGCGCTTTGGGCTTGTTTTTTCATACTGTTTGATTGTTTAGCGTATAGGCAGAAAAACGGCTGCCATTTCCCGTGTCGCTAAACAATCAAACAGTTGTCACTCCGTAGAGCAAAACAAATTGATAGGAAAGGCAGCCGTATGCATTTGTCAATAAACAAACTTCTACATATCTTCAGTATGGGCATAAAAAAAGCCCATTATGTCATGAGCATTAACCGCGCTCTACGTACATGACTAACATGTTTGATTGTTTAGCACCACAAAGATGAGAGTTTATTTTGAAATAGCAAAAGAAAAGCGGAGATTTTTTGTTTCTCCGCTTTTAATGTCACATTAAAAAGTTATACTGGCAGACAACCCACCTGGTGATGCTGACATTTTCAAGTATTTACCAGCCAACCATTCATAACGCAAACTCGAAGCATACAGAATGACAGCAGCCGCTCCAAAAATGACACTGGTTCCAGCAACAGCCACTTCATAGTCTTCGCTGTTATTAAAGAACCAGATACCTCCACTGACAGCCGCACATGCTAAGGACGCTGTTTTAAATCGGGAAGATTTAATCATCATGTGCCCAGCCTCAAATTGTGGATTCCCCACATCTGTTCTCAATTTTAACGACTGCATAAAAGTCATTGGCTGTTTTTCGGCATTTGGATTCTGCCCATCGACTCTCTCCGGATGTCCTGGAGGTATTTGCCTCTCGGTTGTTTCTGTGTTTCTACGATTTTCACGTCTCATTTCCGGACGTTCTTGTGCTAAAACAGTGTTTGCCACTAAGGACAGAACACAGATTAAAAATAAAACTCGTTTCATATTCAATTATTTATAGTATTTTTGCCAAAAAGAAAGTTATCATGAAATATACCGATAAAGATATACAGCAAGCTATAGAGCTTTCACAATATGCAGCCAATAAATGCTCTGAATTAGAGGATTACTCCATAGAGATGGAAGAACAGCTGTTTCGTTTACAACGGAAATGCAGTTTAATCAGAACATTGCAGATAACCACTCCCATAAGTTTGCTAATCGGTCTTTTGTTAGGACTCCTAATATAAAACCCACCGCTCCCCAAACAGCGCTGGCAATATTGATATAGTTTCCCCACAATGTCGTTTTCTTTATCCTGCTATCCAGCTCGTTTTCTTTTTCCTTCATCTCCAAATATTTGGCAAACCCCATTTTTACAGCTTTCTTGCCTTCGCGGGTCAAACAAATAGATTCAGTTTTTCCTTGTGCAGTAGAAATTAATCCTTCTGAATCTATGTCCGTTATAGCTTGCGTTATACGTTCCATATTATAACCTTTTTTTTGAAATTTGTCTTTAATATCCTTAGGATGAATAATGGTTTGTTCTGATATATATGTCAGAATGAAATCTTCCAATGAATTCATATCTAAAAAATCAATTCCTTATGCCGCGCGCCCACCGGAACCACCCGGAACCCGATTGAGTACGGGTTGCACGGCATAAGGAATTGAAACGTTTGGTTTATATTGGGCACTGCAAAGGTGTTAATTCTATTTCACATATCCAACAAAGAGATACAAAAAAGGCTTCCAACCCGTGGAAGCCCTCCTAATTGTCATTAAAAACCTTACGGCCTCGCGATTGACCGAGAAGTATTTTTCAATTCATTGGAATTTACATCATGCCAAGTGCACCTGACTTATGTCATTCAGAAAGCCATGCAATGCGCTTTCTATTTTTTCAACCTGAGCTTTACGTGGTTTTTTCAAACCTGATGCGTAATGTCCCAAGAGTTTCTGGTTGACCCCCGTTATACGCTCCAGTGCAGCCTTGGTAAAAATACCGCTATAATACTGGAGGAACGACTGTACATCAAAAGTCCATTCTACGGATATTTCTCCTTGTAATTCTTTAGGGACTGTAGAATTATGTTTTTTATACAGTTCAATGGAGGCAAGAAGATTCTCTTTTGTTTCCTGCACAGTTTCACCCTCTCCATAGATACCAGGAACATTGTCAGCCCACGCACCGAACAAGTCCGGTCCTTTTTCAATTGTCACTTTAAGTTTTCCCATAATAAAATCCTCCTTTCAAACATATAGAGAAAAGGGGGAGCTTATTCAAGCTCCATATCCCTGATAATTTTCTTTCTTAGTCCTTCACCCATTTCTTTGGCGCCGTGATAGGGCACCGGGTATCTGATACCGTTCTTGTCTTCATAAATCCGATGGCTCCCGTCTCCTTCACCTTTTATCCAGTGCCATCCTCTTTTCTTTCCACGTTTCAGTATCTGACTATGAAATTCTCTTGATTTAACCATATCTTAGTTGTTTCAATGACGCAAAGGTAGTAAAAATTCTACTTTATGCAAATAAAAAGAGCTTTTTTATTCTATCCGGTAAAAAGTTCCCTTCAGTACCTTGCTTAATCCATCAACATCTATTTCCGTCTCAATCTTCTCGCACAAATACTGCTTGTTGCCTATAAGAAACACCTTATTCACATCCGGCAGCTTATTGGCTTGGAACTGGATTGTGTAAGGGATATTGGAGTGAAACAGACTGAGTGTCGACAACCGATGTCCGACACTGTCCGGACAAACATCGTTCAAGCTTAGGGAATACGGAAGGAAGTCTGTGAGCTGTGCCCCGGTCTTCTGCTGGTAGTCCGTAAAAGGATAGGCATAATCATAGGCATGTGTCTGACCGCTGTAAGTTACGTTCTGCCGGTTGAACTTGCCGGTATTGACAGCCACTTCCATGTGCCCGTTTTTTTCCTGCTTCTCCTTCAGTTCCACGTCACCGTTTATGGCTTCCTGGACATTGAAGCGCTCCTGCTTGGCAACAGTAGCCTGGTAGCCCACCGCGGGTATGTTCAATACCATGGAGGTGTACGGACGGGACAAATCGTAATCAGCTACAGAGCCATACACGCCGACATTGAACTGAATAATTTTAGCCGGGACGATTCCGAGTGAGGTCTCTACATCGGACGATTCCGGGTCACGGATTAAATCCGCATACAAATTGACTTCACGCAGCGTATTCTTATCATTTTCATTGTAGTTGATATAATACCGTTTACCAACAATAAAGATTGTACTTTTCTTGTCACTGTCACCCATTCCGTTGTATGCGGCCAGCATTGCATCGTAAGAATCATATTCTTGTTTGTATGCAGCTTCTATGATGTCCCTTTCAATTCGCAGATAGCCGTCATCCGTATGGGAAGGCAGATTGTAGCCCACATTGCCAGTGCCCAAGTCTTTCTCATTCTTTTCATCTTCAATATCCACAGTGAACTCCCGTAGCAGGGAAGATGCAGGAATTATCTCCTTTCCGGATTCTGTAAAATAATCGTTAAGCCCTACGAGACTCACCACTTTGGTGCGTTCGTTGACCACCGTAACCGCACAAAGGAATTTCTCCAGTTCATCAAAGAATTCGGAAACAGTCCAGTGCGGCAATGCGGCGGCCACCCGGTTGCTGCTTACCGCGCTGCATACATAAACGTTCCGCAAGAAATTGTTATCAAAGAAGGAGGTATCGAACGTATAGCCAAAATGCTCCACTACTCTCTTGATGACTGTCAAAAGGTATGGCTGTACACATCGACGGCCATAATAGGGGCAAAGGGTAAAATTGTTCGTGCCGAACTCATAGATTGCATCGTTCTGAAGGTTCTCCCATTTGGCTTCCTGATAGAACACCGGCAACCATACAGCTTCAATGTCGTCCACCGAACCGTAGTAGTTCACCATATTGGCAGGTGGCTGGAAACGGTTCTGATTGTTGTTCGGCCAACTGATTGTACCTAAATCAAGTTCGTCAATATACAGATCATCATTCGTCAGCAGATTAAATTCCGCATTACCCGATACGAGCTGTACCTTAACCAGTGCATCTTCTACTGAGAGTAAAACCGCACTGCCGTAAAGCAGGCATCTGGCGTCAACGATGAGTGTGGCCGGAAGGATAGTCTTTTTTTTCGTCACATCCAGTCTGTTCACGTGCTTGAATATGGCATGATTGGCAGGCATGGGGAGTTCTATGTCCAAGGAATAATTGGAACTACGGGTGAAATACGGATTCTCGGAGGTGAACGTGATGTTGAACCCTTCAGGAAGGGCGGCCAACTGCCCGTCAATGTATAATTCTGTCATTGCTTGTTGCGTGATTTATTGTTGTTCAACTTCTGATATTCTTTTTGTGCCTGGTTGATACCCCGTTTGCCGGTAACATAAGTTTCCGCTACCAAAGGGGCATCCAGCCTGTTTTTAAGCTTCCGCAATACGCGGGTACATTCTATCAGCATCGCCACCATAGCCGGGTCATTGGTCGTCGTTGTGGCGCTGGCAGCAGGTGCCTTGGCTGGTACGGTACGTGTACTCTTTCCGGAACCTGCTACAGCCGCTATGTCTTCAGCTGTCAGATTACCAACATTACCGCTACGCTGTGCCACGTCAATGGCGTCGAATATCGGTCGCAGATTCGGGTTGGCCACAGCAAAACGGTTGGCGACAAATTCATTGGAATGTACAATACCTTGCGGCTGATTCCAGTCACCGGACGGAGTAAAGCCGCCGGTGTAGAAATTGGAGATAAGCCCTTTGGCTGTCTCAAATGCGGCAGTTATCAGAGCAATCTCTCCGGCAGCTTTAGCTACACCTACGAAGCCGAGTGAACCTATATTCTTGATGGTGCGTTCGGTAACGGCCATAATCATCATACGTTCCAACGCATCAAGCGACATAGTAAGAATATTCTTCAGGAAGTCCTTGAGAGACACCTCGGAGTCCGTGAAGAATTGCGCCATGGTCTCTCCGAAGCCTTTCGCCAGGTCAGACAGTATGTCAAACTTCTCACGTTCAATCCGTTTTTCTTCTTCAGCATCTTTTTGGGCATCCTTCAGATTACGTTTACGCATCTGTTCACGTACCTGGTTTTTCTTCTCCTCACTGATTGCCGCGTCATTGAGAACCTTATGGTAATATACATCTTGCAGTCTGCGCAGCTCATTGAAATACTCCTCCTCGGAAGTCCTGTTTTCATAATGATACATGGTGGCAGCTTCCACCTGCATTTGGTACTCTTTGTCCAAACGGGAAAACGTCTCTTCTGCCTGCTCCTTACGGCGTTTCTCTTCATCCTTGGCAGACTGTTCATCAAGCCTGCGCAATTCATCACGCGCCTTTATTTCCGCATCAAGTATTTGGTCATTGATACGTTGAATCTCTGAAGGCTCAAGCCCCTTGACCTTCAGCTTATCGTTGAGCAGTTGTATTTCTGCATCCCGCATCTGCTTGTTGTATTCTTCCTGGGTCATCTTATCGTCAGCGAGGTACTTCCGTTTGATGTCAGCGATACGTCGGTAGTAGTCGGCTTCAGCTTGGGCGAACTTGTCTTTGGAAGTGTTGTTTTTATCGCAGGTACAAGGTTTGTTTCCACATATCGGACATTTTCCACCGTCATTGCCTCCGGTGGGATTGTTTTTAGGAGTGTTCGGATTCAATGCTTTCCATTTTTCTTGTACCAGTTTCTTATAACGTGCAGTTAAAGATTCAACAATCTCTTCTTCTTGGGAAATCTTGTTGCGAACATCCTCGCGAGCCATCGACCCCATCGGTGAATTGTCACTCAATGCCGGGGATTTTTGAAGGCGCATCAGGTTGATCCGGTGCTTATCCAGTTCGTCGGCAGCCTCTTTTAATTCGATATTGGTTGCTAATACGGCATTATATCGGTCAAGTGCCTCCGTGTTTTCATTGATGATTTTGCCCTCTTTATCAATCTCTGCATTATAATCCGGAATAATGGCCTGCAATTGTACAATTGCCTTTTTACGTTCAAAATTGGAAAGATTATTATTGTGTATTTTGGTGGTCAACTGTTCAATCAGTGATGATTGACGCGCATATTCATCATTTGATTTTTCTGTAATTTTCTCATTGACTTTATTTAGGTCGTAATAAGCTTTGGTGCGTTGTGTCAGTTTGTAGGATGCGGTAGCTGCTGCAAGAACTAATGTAACCAGTAAGCCAATCGGATTGCTGGACATAATAGTCCAAGCTGCTTTCAGCGATTTGGCTGCCAAATCAACGCGCCCGTGTAAAACCTGTACGGCAGCGGCATATAAATAAGTGGCGGTACGTAGTGATTTAAGTAAAACGGAATGTCCTTGCATGAGCATTGATAATTTACGCAAGTTTCCAAATGATGTTACTGTATAACCGGACAATGTATTCATTGATGCGGCATAAGCCAAATTGAGAACTGTCGCAACTTTGGTAAGTGAATTCCAAATAGAATACCATGCTGTAATTATCTTCAGCCGGGTAGCATATACAAGCAATATCGTACTAAGCCACAATACAGTACCACCCCATTTTTTGCACCAGTCAATCAATCCCGGCAAATACTTGAGCACATTGGTCAGCATATTCGTACTCACCGTCAGAGCCGGATTCAACTTTTCGCCAAGGTCAATGGCTGCCAGCTTCATCTTATTGCGTGCCTGCTCCAGTTTGGCCTGTGCGGTATCACTGTTTATGGCCGCCTGCTCATACGCCACATTGGTATCGGTGACGGCAGCGGTGAAGTCTTTCACCATCTCCGTGTTCTGAAGGATTACGGATGCGGTATTGTAGCCTTCCTCCCCGAACATTTTCTTGATGGCGCCTGCATCCATATTCTTGTTCTTCAGATTCTCCAGTGCCTTATCCAACCCGACAATTTTAGGGTTGGTCTCGTCCGCTCCGGTCTGAAGAACAAGAAAGAATTTCTTCAATCCCGTTCCGGCCACTTCATCCTTTATACCCCGATAGGCAAGAGTTTCAATCAATGCGACCGTCTGTTCAATGGGAACATTGGCCGAAGCCGCTGCGGTACCTGCATTCCGGATAGCTTTTGCCTGGCTTGCGATATTGGCGGAACCTGCCTGGGAGCCGGCAGCCAATACATTGGTAAACCGTCCAGCCTGGTCTGCCGCTGCCCCATATTGGTTGAGTGATAAAGTAAGCGAATCAACCGCTTCGTTCAGGGTGATGTCCTTGGCTGCCGCCTGCAATCGCATGGCTTCCTCCGTAACAGCCTTGAGCGCTTCCTTGTCTCCCAGCAGTTCCGGCTTGGCCGAACCGACCAGCATGAACGCATCCAGGATTTCGGCTGCCGACTGGCGGACACGCAAGCCCTCTTTTGTCATGGTGGTGGAAAGCGTCTTGGCCTGCCCGGTCAACCAGGCAATGCTGTCATCATCAAGTCCGGTCAAGGCTTTCAGCCCGGCCTGGGACTCCTCCAACTTGTTGCGTTCGTCTCTGATGGCGCGCAAGGCAAGGGTAAAACCGGTAAGGAAACCTATTACGGACAAGATAACTCCACCGAAACGGTTGAACCAGTCTACCATACTGCCAATACTGACAGTCGCTTTCTTGGTTTCGGTGGTGATGCCTTTTATCTCCTGGCGATGCTGTTTTAAAATCCCCTGAAGATGCTGTATCTTCGCCATGGTGCGGTTGTATTCCTCAGAGCCGCGTGTCATTTCCTTAATGTCACGCTGTAGGCGTTTCATCTCCAAATCAATGGAATTGATGTCATTCTTAATTTCCTTGCCATCGATGTACAA